AGAGACAAGTCTAGCTAGAACACAACAACGAAATGTCATAGGTTATGGTCGTGATTTAAGCGATGCCTATGTAAGAGGATTATATACCCAAGGTAAGGGTAGAATGGCAGTACAAGCTGCTGCTCGAAAGTTTTATATGAATAAAGCAAGAGGTAAATCTCTACAAGGTGGTCGCTCTAAAACTGCTGGTAGAAATGCCTACCTTAATTACTTAGGTACAGCTGCAAAAGTAGACAGCGTAATGGACGCAACCTTTGGTAGAAACATGGCGTATGCACAAACAGGTGCAAGACGTAAGTTCCTTAACAAAAATGCAAAAGCAAGAGAAGCACTGGGTATACCAGCTGCATATGGAGCACCTGTAATGTTGTCACCAACAGATAGATTTACAGGATTCTTGCAAACTGCAAGCTCTATAGCAAGTATAGTAACACCATTTGTATAATATGACCTCATCATTTGACAACTTCGGTAACGTCGTAGGTACGCCTCGAGATAAGTTACCTGACATAAGTGATACTAATTACTTAGCTACAGAAGCTGACCTGACGGAGGCAGTTAACAAAGAGATAGACAGAAACATCGTGGACACTAAGGAGTTCTTCGATGACATGATAAAAATAGAAGAAAACAGATATAAAGCAAGAGATAAAAGACTTGCTTATATCGCTGAAATAACTGGTAAGGTAGGACCTTTAGTAGAAAGTATACGAGCTAATCAAGCAACTGAAAGAGAACTAGACGCAAGACTTTCTGATGATAGAGCTAACAGAAATGAACTTATAAAGCGTGGTGACAATGATCATACTCTTAATAACGTTATTTTAAATAAAGAAATAGAAGATAATGAAGATCCAGCTAGAGTCGAAACTCAAGAAATATTAGGAAACTTAGCAGATGATTTATCTGGCGATGTAGGTACAAAAACATTTCATAATCAATACGACATTGGCAAATTAACTTCTGTTTATGAAGGAATGTTTGGTAGTTTAAAAGTTGATCAACACCAAAATATAGGTGACGCTGCGGAGGCACTAAAGCGTATCAAAATGATGATGAGTAATAAAATACATGTAGACGCATTAAGACGTCAGTTTGATATAAATTCTGGAAGATATGAAAAAAGCTTTGTAAACTCAGTTCTTGATAAACTAGATACAATAGAAAGGGAGTTTTATTACAGGGTACGTGATAAAATAGACACAAACAGGAAAGCAGCTAGAAAAGAAGCTTTTGAAGATAAAGTAAGAGAATCAGTTGAAAACATAGGTAAAAAGCCAGAACACGGTCAAGACCTTACAACTTTTGCAGATACAAAAGCAGGGCTAATTAAACAGTTAGCCTTTGAATATTTTTCAAAAGACGCTAACCCTATGTCTAAAGCTACAGACATGTACTTTGATATTGTATCTACAACAACTGAAAATAGAGGATTAACTGTAGCACAGTCTACAAGAATTAAAACTGATTTACCATATGTAGACAGCTCATCTGGTAAAAAATTTGAGAGTATAGAAGCGTATGTAGAAACTCTTGATCCAAATGGTAAACATTTTGCTAAATGGTCTAGAAGATTAGAACAACTTGACGATGCTATCCGTTCACAAGATAAAGAATACGAAGACAAGATTAAACAAGATATAGTTGATGCACGTAAAATTCATAGAGATAAATATGATAAGTTAATTGAATCAGGTAGAACACCTACACCTACAGAAATATATCAAATATTTTCTGAGTTTACTGGTGATCCTAATTCATATAGAGTAGGGCATAGACTTAAAGGGGATCAACCTTCATGGTTAAAATCTGCACTAACTGGTCTTGATTTATCAGGTAATCCACAAATAGCAAACAAACTAAAGTATGCTAGCCTTATAAACGATCAGAGTAGTGTACTTAGAAAAGCTGTTGCTAAACACTTAGAAAAAAAAGTCAGTGAGTTAACAGTAGAAGATGAGTTTCTTGTACAACAGCTAGAAGCAGAACTTGGTGGCTCTATTGCATTAGGTACAGCTGGTGTAAAAAGTGACTTTCAAATACATATAGACAAAGGTTTAGATCCTTTAGCATTTATAGCTGATAAAGTAAATGATCTAAATGATAAGCTAGTTGATGGTGAGTTTGATGTCTTTATTACTGACACGTCTCCTAAACTTGCATATCAGAAACAAGATATGGCACAAAAGTATCTAGAAGATCCTGACTCGATTAACGATTCTAACGTAAAACCGGGAGAAGCTTTCTGGCTAGAGAAATCAGTAGCACACATACGTAGTGGTGGTGTTTTATATCCAGAAGTTGTTGAATGGTGGAAAGAGTTTAGAGTCAAAGATGATGATGGTTACTTAAAACAACCTCGTGAATTTATGATGCAAAGACTTGCTGCTGTTGGAGCATTTAAAGATGACCCAGTTTTTGGTAGAATGATACCTAAAGAAACAAAGTTTTTAGAACCTGAGTTATTTAACTATAGGCGAAAAAACGGTTTGCATGGTACAATGACTGTTATGACAGCTACTAATAATGGTGGTGAGACATACGCAAAACAGGTACTAGATACATTTGAAGCACCAGAAGCTGTAAAAGGTTATCATAATCTAAAAGGTTACGATTATCATTCTGGAGCTGAAACTTTTGGAGAAAAACTTGGTAATCCATTTAAGATTTCTGTTGACAATAAAGGTAACATTACCCAAACAGACAGACAATTTGTTAGTATACAGACTAGAAATGTAACTAATAAGTTTGGTGGGGGTGTATATGAAGTAGCCCTTAAAAACCCTAACATGAAATTTGGTAGATACGGTATTACTGGTAAAGAACTAACAGAAGCTTTTGACGCTAATCCAGATCAAACTGGAAGAGGTGCGTTATTAAGAACAATAAAAGATGGTCAAAAGTTTGACGAAAACTTTCAAGACTATCTTGCCTTTGAGGTTATACGATATAAACTAAATCGCATGAACTCAATACGTGGTATGTCAGTACAAGGCGGTGAAGTGGTTACTAAACTTACAACCTTTAGCCCTGATGAGCAAGAAGCACTTAACGAGCTGTTTCCTAGACTCAAGAGCTATACCATGTCACAACTACAAAATCTAACACCACAGATAGCTAAGGTTATCTTAAGTGATTTAGAAAAAGGTATAAAAGCACCTAAACGAGATCAAACTGAAGGAATTATTTCAACACCATGACAAACTCATACTCAGGTGGCGACTCTTATCAAATAGGTGAAGATGATATAACTGCTGGAGTTGATGCAGCTAGAAACGCTATAGACGATTTTGAAGCTAGGCGTCAAGAAAAGCTACAGAAACAAGAAGCAGTTAACACAGCTGAAGAGCAGGCAGTATCAGAACAAGCCGATCCACGTAATGCTGAAACTTGGGGTGCTAAGGCACTCATAAAAGAAGGACAGTCTATATTATCTGGCGGCTTGCAAGACACTGCGTCTTCACTAGCCACATTCCCTGAGCGTACAGTAGATGCGTTATCAGGCGAAATGCAAAGAGAAAAAGAAGAAAAAGGATATTACAAGCCCGAGTTTACACCATTTGACTCTTACGACAATCCAATCGAAACCAAGACATGGTGGGGTAAACAACTCAGAGGTCTTGTACACTTTGGATCTATGGCAGTCGGTACAGTAGCCGCAGCTAAGGCAGTAGCAGCTACCGGCATAGTCTCTATTCCAGCTGGATTGGTAGGACTTGCTAGCAGTAGTCTCGCCCGGGGTGCAGCTGTTGGAGCTGTATCTGATCTTGTATCTAAAGAATCAGATGAACAGAACGCATTAGGCATGTTACGTGATAGATATGGTTGGTCTGATACACCACTATCTACAAAAGAAACTGACCATCCTGTTATGATGAAGATAAAAAACATCGTAGAAGGTATGGGTATAGGTCTTGTATTTGACGGTATTGCATATACGTTAAAGAAAGGCAGTAAAGAAGCTGTAGATCAGATTGCAGCTAGAAACAAAAGCCTAGATGACCAGACTGTAAAGGCTGGTGTTGCACAGCTCCGTCAAGGAGAAGCAGATTTTAGAGCTGATAAAAACAGACCACTTGCAGAACCACATCAAGGTGCACACATATCAGAAGTAGATCCACAGGTAGCTAGAGAACAACTATCTCGTACTCGTAAAGAGTGGGGATCAGAAGAAGGCTCTACTGGAAGTGTAACTACACCTGTAGAACGTGAGCGTGTAGCTAGATTAGGTGGTACAGATGAAGAAACAGTAGATCGCATACTTCAAGGCTTAATGAGCGAACAGAAGTTTAAAAAAGAATTAGATGCTGTAAAAGGTAATAGAAAAGCTCTAGCTACTAAATTTAAAGAGGCTGTTAAAGAGCATCAGCGTATAACTTTAGGTAGAGAGGCAGCTAATATGTCTCCACAAGAATATCTAAAAGAACTACTTGAGGCTAGACCCGATGTTATAGATGGTGTTGAGATCTGGACATCTAAAAATGTAGTTGTAGCTGACCTAGTTGTAGGCTCACTACTTAAACAACTACGTGATACAGGTGTATCTGGTAGAGAAATAGCTGATCTTGTAGACTTAAATGCTATAGATGGTCCAGCTAAACAGATTGCGGATACAATGCTTACTGCACTATATGAGACTAAGAAAGCTAGACTTGTTAAGTCTGACTCATTCAGAGAACTAGGTGCTGGTAAAGCTAGAAAAAAAGCAATAGAAGAAGTATTATCAGAAGATGTAGCTAAGTCTAGAGAATCTATACAGACTGTGCTTAGAATAGCTGATGATGATGAGAACCTACTAATGGCTATGTTTGAAGCGTTTTCCATGATGAAGGATGTAAACACTCTTGACGACTTTGACAAATGGGCAAGAACTGTATTATTAGGTGGTAAGTTAGAAACAGGTGGTGTGAGTAGAACTGGTATCTTAATTAGAGAACTAGAAGGTGTTATGAGTCATAGTGTTCTATCTGGTCCTAAAACACCAGTCCGAGCGATTATGGGTACATCTACTGCAACTATGCTAAGACCTTTTGCTACGGCACTAGGCTCTGTTGTACGTCTACCATTTACTGGTGACACACAAACTCTTAGAGCTAGTCTTGCATCCATCAACGGTATGGTAGAAGCTATACCAGAATCCTTTACTTTGTTTAGAGAAAGACTAAACTCCTACTGGAAAGGTGATATAGCAACTATAAAAACTAGATTCTCAGAATATAGTAAAGGTGATGATAACTGGGAAATCCTACGTAGATGGGCAGAAGACAGCGGTAGAGCTACACCCGGAGAGCAGGCAGCTTTCCGTATGGCTAATATGGCTCGTAGTATGAATGATAGTAATTTTCTAACATACTCTACAAAGCTTATGGCTGCTACTGACGACGCTTTTGCATACATACTTGGCCGTGCTAAGATGCGTGAAAAGGCTATGCGTAGAGCCCTTGAGTTACAAGAAGGTGGATACAAAACACCTAAGATTACAAAAGAAGTAATGCGAGCATACGAAGATGACTTCTATAGTCAGGTCTTTGATGCACAAGGTAATATAACAGACGAAGCAACTAAGTTTGCACGTAAAGAAGTTACACTTACACAAGAACTTACAGGCTTTGCAAAGGGTCTTAATGATGCCTTTACCTCTATGCCACTAGCTAAACCATTCTTTTTGTTTGCTAGAACTGGTGTAAACGGACTTGCACTAACAGGTAAGTATACCCCCGGTTTTAACTTTTTAGTTAAAGAGTTTAACGATATTGCATTAGCTAAACCTTCTGATCTAACAGAAGTAGCTAAGTATGGTATTACCGATGCAGTAGAATTATCTAATGCTAAAGCGTTACAAACAGGTAGATTTGCAATGGGATCTGCTGTGACATTTATGGCTGTACAAGCTTGGATGCGTGGTGATCTTAATGGTAACGGACCAGTTGATAGACAGAAAAGGCAGATGTGGCTTGATGGTAAGTGGGAACCAAGAACTATAAAGCTAGGTGCTGTACGTGTTGGTTATGACAACTTTGAACCATTTAACCTTATTATGTCTACTGTAGCTGACGTAGGTGACGCAAGTGAACTTATGGGTGACGAGTGGACAGAATCACAGTTACAAAAAATATCTCTTGTAGTTGCACAGGCTGTAAGTAGTAAGTCTTATCTTGCTGGTATACAGTCGTTTGTAGACTTATTCGGTGGTAGACCCGGTCAATTTGACAGAATACTAGCTGGTCTAGCTAACAACCAAGTACCACTAGCTGGTTTACGTAACGAACTAGGTAAACTATTTTTACCATATATGCGTGAGATTGGATCTGGAATTGATCAGTCTATACGTAACCGTAACTTAATTAACGAGCAGTTTGCTCAGTTAGACGGCAACCAACCATTACCTATTAAGTATGACCTTCTTAACGGTAAGCCTTTAAAAGATTGGGATTTTTTGACTCGTGCATTTAATGCAGTCAGTCCAGTAAGTCTTAGTCTAGATCAAAGCCCCGGTAGAAACATGCTATTTGATAGTGGTTATGATTTACGTTTATCTACTTATTATGCACCTGACGGTACAAACTTAACTGACTCTCCTAGAGTTAGATCTGAGTTTCAACGTGCTATAGGTCAGCAGAATCTAGAACGTGAACTTGATAAACTAGCTGTAGATCCTAAAATACTAGCATCTATAGATCAAATGTATCGAGACATCAAAGCAGGCAAACGTGGACAGTATAACGCTAGAGACTATTATCATAATATAATTATAAAAAGAATGTTTGATAAAGCACGAAAGCGTGCATGGCGTGAAATTAACGACGAAGCTGGTATAGCAAAGCTAATACGTGAGCAACGTGTTAAGAAAGATTTACAGCTTGCAAAACAGAATCAAACAGCTACCCTCCTCAACATATACAAATAAATGGCAACAACATTCGTAGATTACACTGGGGATGGGAACGCTACTAAGTCGTTTTCTTTCCCTTCTATAAAAGAAGCTGATGTTAAAGTAGAGGTAGATGGTGTCGTAAAGACAACCAGTACTCACTATAACATAACCAGCTACACAA